TCCTCTTGTTAGAATACAAGATTTTAAAGTAGATTTAATTGCATTTGTAATCTGCTTTGTGTCTTGACTTTCTAATGCAAGGATTAGAATTTTCTCTTCTCTTACAAGGAATGGTCTATATTTAATTTTTTTTCCCGTTGACGGTAAAACCAACTCATGCGTCGGGGTAGATATTTTTGGTAAAGGCATAATATTATATTCAGTATTGTATATAGCAAGGTTTTAGTAACCTCCGTAATAACCTCCTCCACCGCCACCAGAGGATCCACCACCATCTCCACCTTGGTTCTGTTGCTGTTGATTATTATCTTGTTGCTGCTGTTGATTATTTTCCTCTTGTTGTTGCTGTTGATTATTATCTTGTTGCTGCTGTTGATTATTTTCCTCTTGTTGTTGTTGCTGTTGCTCGGCAGTTTCTTGTGTTAAGTCAGTTGTAACTGGATCACCAACAATCACACTCTCAGGTAAACTTTCACCAATTGTGTCATATATTATAGCATGAGGATATGGAGCATGTCTCTCACCAACCATTTTAATAATTCTAATTACATTACCATTATCATCCCTTTCCTTATGAAGATGGAAAGGCCCATAATATGGTTTACCACTTACATATCCAACTGGAGTATCTGCAACGGGACTACTTGTGCTAGGTGCTATCTCAGATCCAATTGCTTTTGGTCTAATTGGATTGACTTGAGTTAATTGATTGGTATTTACAAGTCTCTCTCTAACAGATTGCTGAACATTACCATGTTTTTCAATCGTATGTCTTAGATAAGTAAATGCAACTGTGACTTGTAAGAATGTGCTACCATCATAAGACATCTGAACAGCATTAAGATTAACTGGAAACGTATCAATAAAATGGTAAGTCAATAGGGGCATATTTTTGAAAGTATTATTCTTATCATTTGGATTCTGCAAGAAATCTCTTTCAAATTTAGTGATCTGTATCTTTCTTCGATAATCATCTGGATATCTAAATCTTGAATATGTATTTCGATCTTGATATGCGTTTAGTTGACTTGATTCTGCTCCGTCATATCTACCTCTGGTTCCATCATATACTGGGTTGATAAAATTCATCCACTCTTCAAACATACGCAATACATTATAATCATCATCAACATAAAAAGTTAAATCAAATTCATTATAGATTCTTCTTGATGCAAATCTCTCTGTCATTCCCTGACGACTTCCAAGTTCTTCTGAAATATTAAAGTTAGAACCAGGCAAGGATGCCTGTGAACACAAGAAATCATACTTCTGACTTGTGGATGTAGTGTCGTTAAATAATCCACAGTTAGTTAAGTGTTCATATAAACCTACATTATCTCCAACCTGACTTCTACGAACAAGATCTAGCGATACTTTGAATTGACTTGATATCGCAAGTTTTGAAAATATTGGACTAGCATTAGGTATACTTAAGTATAAGTTTTCCGATTTTATTGCCATCTAAATAGTTTTTAAATTGTTCCTGATAATATATGTATGTCATATAAAGGAAAGTATTACCCAAGATACCCGAAAAAGTATAAAGGAGATCCCCGAAATATTATTTATAGGTCTTTGTGGGAAAGAAAATTTATGAACTACTGTGATCTGAATGAAACAATCAGTGAGTGGCAGTCAGAAGAGTTCTGGATTCCTTATCGTTCTCCACTTGACAATCGTGTTCATCGTTACTTTCCAGATTTTTTTGTTAAGTATGTTGATAAGAAAGGAAATAAAAGAACTATGGTTGTCGAAGTGAAACCAAAGAAAGAAACAAAGATGCCAAACGTGAATCCAAAGAAAAGAACAAAGTCATGGGCTCAATCAGTGCAAACATACGCAGTCAATCAAGCAAAATGGAAAGCAGCACGAGAGTTCTGTGCGGATCGCAACTTTGAATTTAAAATAATGACCGAGGATAATCTAGGTATCAAATGACTATCGGAGAAAACATAAGAGAAAGAGCACAAGGTTCTGCTGATCTAACTCCAGATTGGTATGCCAACGAATTGTATGCAGAATTATCTCAGGTTGCAGAAACTCGTTTTCCTCAAATAGGAGAACTTTGTTTCTTCTCATACTCTGCTGCATATCCAGAAAAGTATCCTTTCTTTGATCGCAGACCACTCGTATATGTGATGGATTTTCAAGAAGATAAAATGCTTGGAGGTAACTTACACTATCTAAATCCAGACTATCGTGATGGAATTGCAAAAAGTCTCATAAATAAAGTAGGTGCCATATTACCAAAGAAGACATTACACAGATATTTTTACAGTAACATCGGAGATATTTTTATCATTCCACCTGATCCCGAAGAGTACGCAAGTGTTGCACAATTAGTAACTGAGAATTTTTCTAATAAATATGGGCAGAAGGTATCACCACAAAGGGCTTGGGATTCAATTTAAATGTCAAATCATAATTTAGGACAACCCATCAGAACAACTTTAGCAACAAGTGATAAGTATGTTGTTGAGGTAGACGGTGTTAATAGAGAGATAGAAGTATATAATGATTTTGATACAGGAGTTCATACATTAGTCTATACAAAACCAAATATTAATATTGAAAATCTAGGAGTTTTACAACAATTAGAACCATATCAGAGAAATGCAATCATAGCAGCATTTGATGGCGAAAGAGTTCCTGAAGCTGGAGGTGTAATCGCATCAGCAAAACTTAAACAAGATGTAAGAGATTATGAATCTGGATTAAATCAAAATCCAGGTGGAACTGATGAAACATTATATTCATCAGATACAGGATGGACAACTAAGGGAAATGAATTATTCAACGAAGAAGAAAGAAAAGAATTAAATACCGCAACCGACAAAAACGTAAAGTGGGCGTATGAAAAAGCAAACAATAAATTCGTTCCTAAAGAAATAGAAAGAACAGATTTGACAAAAGATTTAGATCCCTCATATGAAAGTGTGTTTGATAGTTTAACTAAAGATCAACTAGACAGATTAGAGAGAGCAGCGATGACTTCTGGTACGTTGTCTGGAACTGAAAATATTGAAGGTATTAATGTTTCTCCAAGTTCAGGGCCAAAAATTAAGAAGCAAATAGATTTATGGAGAGCAAGTAAAGATGCAAAAGAGGGAGATGATGGAGATGGTGGTGGAGGAGATGATGCTCAAGTATTTGAATTTCCTGAGTTTGGAAAAGTTGATTCGATACTACAACAACTAAGTTTAAGAAATTTAAAATATCCAATCGATGCAGACTATGGTAGAACTCAAGATTATATGCAAATAAATCAATTTACGTACCAATCTCCTTCTGGTGATATTTTCTTTGGATCAAATAAAGCAAAAACAGGTTCAGATTTTCCTTCGATAATAACGAATGGTCTTCCTTCAGGTACACCAAAAGAAAAAGCAATTGGTTTAGTTAAACTCCCGATGCCAAATAGTTTAGCAGATTCAAATAATGTCTCTTGGGGCCCTGATTCACTTAATGCACTCACTGCTGCGGTTGCTTCTGGAGTGATGGGAGCGTCAGATGATGCTATAAAGAGAGTGGTTCAATTTATAGAGAATTCAGGTGATAGAAATTTGGTGCAAAATTTAGGTGCAGCTCTTGGCCAGATAGGAGGATTCCTAGGAGATCAAATACAATCAGCTGGTAGTGGATTGAATCAAGTTAGTGAAAGTCTTCAAAAAGGAAATTCAAGTTTAAACATATTAGGTAGATCAGTTATCGGTTCATCTTTGTTAAACTTCTTACAACAGGGAGTTACAGCAGAGTCGATTCTTTCAAGAGGAGCAGGTTTAGTTCCAAACAATAACCTTGCTTTACTTTTCAATTCACCCACTCTAAGAGAGTTCACTTTTAGTTGGAAGATGAGTCCTCGTAGTCATGAGGAAGCAATCAGAGTTAATAATATACTTCGTTTCTTTAAACAAGGAATGGCACCCAAAAAAGGAATGAAAAGTAAAAGTGGTGGTGCTTCATTCTTTTTAGGAACACCAAACATTTTTGATATACATTTTAAAACATCAAGGAAAAAGGGTGAAGGTTATAATCAACTCTTCAATCGTAACGATTCTGTTCTTCGAATTAAAACTTGTGCTTGCACTGGTGCTGCAGTTAACTACACTCCAGAAGGAATGTGGAATGCTTATGAAGAAGGTCAACCAGTTGCAATTACATTAACACTCAGATTCTCAGAACTTGAACCAATATACGATACAGATTATGATAACAATTACTTTAACTTTGATCCTCAGAGAACTGATTTACTTCCAGTTCCAACAGATGCGGTAGGTTACTAATGGCATATTTCGAAGAGTTACCAAACATATTATATCCATCACAAAATCCCTCTAGGAATAAAGTTGAGGAGAAAGTTGTAGTTAAAAATATATTTAAAAGATCCAAATTAAGAACAGATTTGGATCAAGCAATTACTGCTTTTAATTACTATAACATAAAAGAGGGTGTGAGACCAGACATGGTTGCTCAAGAATTGTATGATGATTCAGAGTTAGATTGGGTTGTACTGACATCCAATAATATTACTAACGTAAGAAATCAGTGGCCTTTAAATCATTACGATTTACATGAGTACTTATTGGAAAAATATGGATCAGAATCAAATATTAGTGGTGTGCATCATCATGAAACTATAAAGATAATTGATCAAAATTTAAGAGTCGTGATGGATGAGGGTTTGGGAGTTGATTCGAATTTT